AAAGCGGTAAAAGTTTTTTTAAAGACAATTTATTTTTTATAGAAGAAGATCAATTTTTTATGTTCAAACATAAAAATAAATGGAAATGTCATTCTAAATATGTAATGATTAAACCAATATTAAAAAAAGATTCTTATATTAAAGGTTCTAATACAGAAGAACCACTAACTGGTATTATAAAATATATAAATTCTGAACTATTAGAAAAAGGATTAAAAGAAGGTGACACTGTATGTTTTGAGCCTGAAAGCGAATATCCTTTTATTGTAGAAGAAGAAAAATTATACAGAATGTTTACCAACAATATAGTGATGGTTTTATAGTATGGATGTTAAAGAAATAAAATTACAAATAATAAAAGCAGGTGAAAAAGCTGTTATGCAACTTATAAAGGTTGCTGAAGAACATATTATTAAATACGGAGAAGATGATGAGTTAGCTGCTGATAAATTAAAAAATGCAGCAGCCACAAAAAAGCTAGCAATATTTGATGCTTTTGAAATATTAACTAGAATAGAGGAAGAAAAAAACTTAATAGAAGGAATAAGTAAACCAAGTAATAATACATCTCAAGGATTTGCAGAAAGAAGATCAAAATAGCTTATATGTAAATTTACCTAACTACATACCAAAAAGTATTGTTACAAATAAAAACAAAGCTAAAAACTGGGAGTATGGGTACAATGAAAAATATAATGTTATTGTTATATCTAAAAATGGAAAAATAGGAGATGTTATTTCTATAAACGGACTGGCAATTGCCTTGCCTGAAAAACCAAAGAAAATATATAAAAGGTCTGAAACTAAATCAGAACAATACTGGGAGTCTTTTAACGTTCCTTCTTTGCTAAAAAAAATACCAACAATATTTCAATGGAATCAAACCTCACCTAATTTTAAAAATCAGTGGGTAGAATATATTGAGTCGGAGTTTGATAAAAGAGATGAAGGTTTTTGGTTTATGAATAATGGTAAACCTACTTATATTACTGGCTCTCATTATATGTACTTGCAGTGGACTAAAATTGATATTGGATTACCAGATTTTAGGGAAGCAAATAGAATTTTTTATATTTATTGGGAAGCCTGTAAAGCAGACAAAAGAAGTTTTGGCATATGTTATTTAAAAATTAGACGTTCTGGATTCTCATATATGGGTAGTGAAGAATGTGCTAATATAGCTACAATATCTAAAGATTCTAGAATAGGTATTTTATCTAAAACAGGAGCTGATGCAAAAAAAATGTTTACAGATAAAGTGGTCCCTATATCTAACAATTATCCTTTCTTTTTTAAACCAGTGCAAGATGGTATGGACAAGCCTAAAACAGAATTAGCTTATCGTGTACCAGCCTCTAAGATTACTAAAAAAAATATGTATGAAGAGGATGAAAAACAAATAGAAGGATTAGATACAACTATTGACTGGAAAAATACAGGAGATAACTCTTATGATGGTGAAAAATTAAAACTACTTGTTCACGATGAAAGTGGTAAGTGGGAAAAACCAAGTAATATTTTAAATAACTGGAGGGTAACAAAAACTTGTTTACGATTAGGTAGCAAGATTATAGGAAAGTGTATGATGGGATCTACATCTAACGCATTAGATAAAGGTGGTAACAACTTTAAAAAACTATATAACGATTCTTCAACAAATCAAAGAAACTCAAATGGTCAAACTAAAAGCGGGTTATATTCACTTTTTGTCCCAATGGAGTATAATATGGAGGGGTTTATAGATATATATGGTATGCCAGTTTTAGAAAACCCAAAATTACCCAAGCTGGGTATTGATGGGGAAATGATTACTAAAGGTGCTATTACCTATTGGCAGAATGAGGTAGACTCTTTAAAAAATGATGCAGATGCGTTAAATGAATTTTATAGACAATTTCCAAGAACAGAGTCACACGCATTTAGAGATGAAAGTAAACAGTCTTTGTTTAACTTAACAAAAATATATCAGCAAATAGATTACAATGATTCTTTAATAAAAGACAGATTTTTAACTAGAGGTAATTTTAGTTGGAAGAATGGAATTAAAGATGGAGAAGTTTTATGGAGTCCAGATACTAGAGGTAGGTTTTTAATTTCTTGGACGCCTAAAAAACAATTGCAAAATAATAGTTATATTAAGAACGGCAGAAAATACCCAGGTAATGATCATATAGGTGCATTTGGTTGTGATAGTTATGACATATCAGGAACTGTAGGTGGTGGAGGATCTAATGGCGCTCTTCACGGAGTTACTAGGTTTAATATGGATGATGCTCCTAGTAATGAGTTTTTTTTAGAATATGTGGCTCGTCCTCAAACTGCTGAAATTTTTTTTGAAGAAGTATTAATGGCTTGTGTTTTTTATGGTATGCCTATTTTAGTTGAAAATAATAAACCTAGATTATTATATCATTTTAAAAATAGAGGTTATAGAGGCTATAGTATTAATAGACCTGATAAAGCATATAATAAATTATCTAGAACTGAAAAAGAACTAGGAGGTATACCAAATTCAAGCGAAGATGTTAAACAATCTCACGCTGCGTCTATAGAGTCTTACATAGAAAAATATGTAGGAATTGATTTTAGTGGAGATTATAGAGACCCTGATTTAATTGGAAATATGTATTTTAGTCGTACTTTAGAGGATTGGGCAAGGTTTGATATTAACAATAGAACTAAGTTTGATGCAACTATTAGTTCTGGGTTAGCATTAATGGCTATACAAAAGCATTTGTATCAAGCCGTTAAAAAAGAGTCAAAAATAAAGTTTAACTTTGCAAGATATGACAATAAGGGAAGTTACAGCAAAATTATAAGGTAAATGCAAGATGTAAAAATAGACATTAATCCTATGGGTTTTCCAAGTCAGTTCGTTTCTGATTCAACAAAGAAAACTCTAGAGTTTGGATTACAAATAGGGCAAGCCATACAGTACGAGTGGTTTAGAAAAGACGGAAACACAAATAGATTTTATAATCAATGGGGTGACTTTCATAGACTAAGACTTTATGCTAGAGGCGAACAGTCTGTATCTAAGTATAAAAACGAATTAGCAGTAGATGGTGATTTAAGTTACTTAAACCTTGACTGGACTCCTGTACCTATAATACCAAAGTTTGTAGATATTGTTGTTAATGGAATGTCAGATAGGATATTTCAAGTAAAAGCATATGCACAAGATGCTATGTCTATGGATAGAAGAAATGAGTATCAGCGTATGATAGCTGCTGATATGGCTTCTAAAGAATTAATTACTCAAGTAAATAAAGATTTTGATGTTAATGCTTTTTCTAGTAATGTAGATGAGCTACCTAACGATAGTGAGGAGCTAGCTTTACATATGCAGATGAAGTATAAGCCATCAATAGAAATAGCAGAAGAAGAAGCTATAAATACTGTATTCGAAGAAAATAGGTATTTAGAAATTAAAAGACGTTTAGATTACGATCAAACAGTTTTAGGTATATCTGTAGCTAGACATTCTTTTTTACCTGGTGATGGAATAAAGATAGATTATGTTGATCCAGCTAATTTAGTTTATAGCTATACTGAAGATCCTCATTTTAAAGATTGTTTTTATTGGGGTGAAATTAAAACACTACCAATAATTGAGTTAAAGAAAATAGATCCAACTCTTACTAAAGAGGATATGGAAGAAATTTCTAAATACAGTCAAAGCTGGTATGATTATCACAATACATCTCAGTTTTATAATAATAGCTTATTTAGTAAAGATAGTGCTACTGTTTTGTTTTTTAATTACAAAACCACAAACACATTTACTTACAAAAAGAAAATTAATAATGTAGGTGCTGAAAAGGTTATTGAAAAAACAGATGATTTTAATCCTTCTGTTGAAATGATGGAAGAGGGGAAATTTAAAAAAGTTTCAAAAACTATTGATGTATGGTATGAGGGAGTTATGATTATGGGAACTAACATTATGCTAAAGTGGGAGATGGCAGAAAATATGGCACGACCACAATCAGCTAGTCAAAATGTATATCCAGAATATATAGCTTGCGCTCCTAGAATGTATAAAGGTGTTGTTGAATCTTTAGTAAGACGTATGATTACGTTTGCTGATTTGATTCAGATTACACATTTAAAATTACAACAAGTATTATCTAAGGTTGTCCCTGATGGTGTTTTTATAGATGCTGATGGATTAAACGAAGTTGACCTTGGTAATGGAGCTGCTTATAATCCAGAGGATGCATTGAGAATGTATTTTCAAACAGGTTCTGTTATAGGTAGGAGCTATACTCAAGATGGAGATTATAATCAAGCTAAAGTTCCAATTCAACAATTAACAGCTAGTTCTGGTCAATCTAAAATACAAAGTTTAATAGGTACATATAACCATTATTTAAATATGATGAGAGATGTTTCAGGATTAAATGAAGCTAGAGACGGATCCTTACCAGATGAAAACTCATTAGTAGGATTACAGAAAATGGCTGCATTAAATAGTAATACAGCTACAAGACATATTTTGCAAGCAGGTTTAAGTATTACTCAAAATTTAGCAACTGCATTATCATCAAGAATAGCTGATGTTTTAGAATATGCTGACTTTAGAGAAGAATTCATAAATCAAATTGGTAAATACAATGTATCTGTATTAAATGAAATAACAAATTTATATTTAAGTGATTTTGGTATTTTTATAGAGGTAACTCCTGATGAAGAAGAAAAGGCTATGTTGGAAAAAAATATTCAAATGGCATTACAAAGAGACTCTATAAATTTAGAAGATGCAATTGATATTAGGGAAATTAAAAATTTAAAGGTTGCAAATCAAGTTCTTAAATTAAAAAGAAAAAGAAAACAAGAAGCTGAAGAAAAAGCAAAAGCAGCTGCAGCTCAACAACAAGCTCAAATAAATCAACAATCTCAGCAAATGGCAGCACAAGCAGCTATGCAAAAACTGCAAGCAGAGACTCAAGCAAAAGTTCAGTTACAGCAAAGTGATATGCAGTTCCAAGTACAAAAAATGCAAGGAGAAGCTTCTATTAAGTCAGAGTTAATGAAATTAGAGTTTGACTTACAGATGAAACTTAAAGGAGTTGAGGTCGAAGCAATGTCTAAAAGAGAGGATCAAAGAGAAACTGCAAAAGCTGAGAGAATAAGTCAAGCAAATACTGAACAATCAAAATTAATACAACAACGTAAAAATAATTTAGCTCCAGTTAATTTCGAATCTAAGGAAGATAGCTTAGATGGTTTTGATTTAGCGGAGTTTGAACCAAGATAAATATTAAAAAATATATTTAAATAAATGTTAACTTTACAAAAATAAAATCAAATGGAATTCAAACAAGTAAAAGAGGTTTCTCCTATAGAAGAGAAATCAACACAAGAAGTTGAACAGAATCTTTTAGATAAACACGAAGAAAGTTTAAAAGTATCTGATGTCAATGAAAATGTTTCAGAAATAAGTAATACTGTAAAAGAAACAACAATAGAAGAAAATAAGGCAGAACAGGATATTGCTGATTTGCCAGAAATAAAAGACGAGGATGTACTTTCTTATATTAAAGAAAGATATAATAAAGATATTTCTTCAGTAGATGAATTGTTTTCTGAACAAGAAAAAAACAGTCCATTACCTGATGAGGTTTCTAAGTATCTAGATTTTAAAAAAGAAACAGGTAGAGGATTTGAAGATTTTATTAAAGCCAATAAAAGCTATGATAATTTAGAAGATGATCAAATATTAAAAGAGTATTACTCATTAACTGAATCAGATTTAGATTCTGAAGATATTCAATATCTTATGGAAGATAAGTTTGGATATGATGAAGAAGTGGATGATGATAGAGATATAAAGAAAAAAAATATATCTAAAAAAAGAGAACTTGCAATAGCTAAGAAATATTTAAGTAAGCTATCGGAAACATATAAAACTCCTCTTGAGTCAAGTGGGGGTTCGTATTCGGAAGAACAACTTAAAGAAATCAATGCTTACAAGGAATATGTTCAAAAGGCTCAAACTGAAGTAGAGTCCAACAAAAGAAAGTCTGAGTACTTTCAGAAAAAAACAGATGAGGTTTTTAACTCCGAGTTCAAAGGTTTTGAGTTCAAGGTTGGAGATAAAAATGTAATTTATTCATCTGGTGATGCAAATGAGATTAAGTCAAAACAAGTCAATGTACAGAGTTTTATAAATCAGTACATAGGTGAAGATGGTTTAGTTAATGATGCACAAGGTTGGCACAAAGCATTAAACGCAGCAATGAACCCAGACAAACTAGCTCAGTATTTTTATGAGCAAGGCAAGGCAGATGCCATAGGTGATGTTTCGAAAAAAAGTAAAAACATCAATATGAGCTTGAGGCAAACACCTCAATCGTCTCCACAGCAAGGGTTTCAAGCAAGAGCGGTTAATACAGACTCAGGAAGAGGTTTGCGAATAAGGAGTAAAAACAAAAATAATTAACAATTAAAAAATTTTAAAATGGCAGGATCAATAGCAGCAAATCCTACTTTCGCACTACAGCCTAGTGCAGAGCAGGTAGTATTACAAACAAACTATATCACTAATTTTGATTTCTTAAATCAATATTTACCAGATACTTATGAAAAAGAATTTGAAAGATATGGAAACAGAACAGTAGCATCATTCTTAAGAATGGTAGGTGCTGAAATGCCTTCTAACTCTGACCTTATCAAATGGGCAGAGCAAGGAAGATTACACACTAAATATGTAGACGTAGTTTCAGCAGCAGCTGCAGGGTCTAACACAGCAGTATTAACTATAGGTGACGTATTAGTGCCAGGAAGCGGATCAATCGCTTTAAGAGTAGGTCAAACAATTATGATCTCTGATAACACAGCAGCTTCAGTTTTAACTAACAAAGCATTAATTACTGCAGTAGATACAGCTAACGCAACTATTACTGTAGCTTATTATGAAGCGGGAGGTCAAGCAGTAGCGGCAGCAGTTGTTACTTCTTTATTTGTATATGGTTCTGAATTCCAAAAAGGAACAAACGGAATGCAAGGTCAATTAGAAGCTGATGATGATATTTACAGCAATTCACCAATTATCATAAAAGATAAGTATGCGGTATCAGGATCTGATATGGCTCAAATTGGATGGATTGAGGTAACTACAGAAAACGGAGCAACTGGTTTCTTATGGTACTTAAAGTCTGAACACGAAACAAGATTAAGATTTGAAGACTACTTAGAAACAGCTATGGTGGAAGCAGTTCCAGCAGCAGCAGGTGGTGGTGTTGCAGCAATTGCAGCAGGTGTAGCTTCAGGAGTTGGTAACAAAGGATCTGAAGGTTTATTCTATGTAGTAAACAACAGAGGTAATGTATGGTCTGGTGGAAACCCAAGTACATTAGCTGAATTCGATTCTATTATCCAAAGATTAGACAAACAAGGATCTATTGAAGAAAATGTTATTTTCTTAAACAGAGAGTTTGGATTTGATATTGATGATATGTTAGCTTCTCAAAACTCTTATGGTGCAAATGGTACTTCTTATGGTCTTTTTGACAATGACAAAGATATGGCATTGAACTTAGGATTTACAGGATTCCGTAGAGGATATGACTTTTACAAGTCTGACTGGAAATACTTAAATGACCCAACAATGAGAGGTGGTTTAGTAGGTGGAAAAATCAATGGTATTTTAGTACCAGCTGGTTCAACTACAGTTTATGACCAAGTACTTGGTAAAAACGCTAAGAGACCATTCTTACACGTTAGATACAGAGCTTCAGAAACTGAAGACAG